CCAAACTAACGTACATCAATTTTTAGGGGAAAATAAATACATTCCGCATATGAATAGTGTTTATGCTGGTCTTGGCATTCCTCCAACCTTAACAGGAACATTCGGTGCTGCTGGCACAACAAATAATTTCATAAGCCTGAAAACACTTACTCAAAGACTTCAGTATGGCAGAGATACTTTGATCTCTTTTTGGGAGAAAGAATTTGAGTTAGTACAAAAAGCTATGGGTTTTAAATACTCAGCTAGATTAGAGTTTGATAGAATGGATCTAAGTAACGAAGATGCAGAAAAAGCACTATTAATTCAATTAGCAGATCGTAATATTATTAGTGATGAACTTATTCAATCCAGATTTGGATTTGATTCTGAAATGGAAAAAATTAGACTTAATAGAGAAAATAGAGAAAGAGATACAAATAGGATGGTTCCCAAAGCCGGTCCTTGGTATGATCCTATGTTTGAAGAAGCAATGAAAAAAATTGCTTTGCAAATAGGTCTTGCTACTCCGAGTCAAGTTGGTCTTGAGTTGGAAAAGAAAAAATCTGGAGAAAAAACTGTTTTGGAAATGAAAATACCAGCCGCTCCCTTTGGCCAACCAACTAGCGTTAAAGATTCGCCAGAATCTTTAAAAGGAGTGCCAGGACAAGGAAGGCCCAAAAACTTAAAAGATTCTTCAAAGAGAAAAGAAAAGAAATTTTCCCCACAAACCGGAGCCACACTTCAGTTATGGGCAGATAGCGCACAAGATAACATTTCTGAAATTATAAATCCAATTCTATTAGATTTTTATAAAAAGAAAAATATGAGAAGTTTATCTAGCATTCAATATTTAGAGGCCGAAGAAACACGATCTAAAATCCTCTTTTCTGCATCACCTTTCGATAAGATAGATCAAGACTTTATACAAAAAAGTTTTGCGACTATTAACAATAATAATGTCAATAAAATTTTTGATCAATATTCTTATTTTCTTACCAATATTAAAAAGTCTTTTGCCAGAGAATTGACTGTTAACGAACTAAAACAGGTTAAATCTTATTTCTATTCTATGGTGTATGAAAATCTACACAACTAAAGAGACAAAAATATGATTATATACGCTCAAGAAAAACAAGACGATCTAGAAGACCTAATTTTGGCCACTCCACTAATTAGTATAGCATCTATAGTTGAGCCAGCAGATAATAAAAAAATATTTAATAAAAACATTAAAGCATTAGCTTCTTATAATGATGAAGATCTTTATTATGTTCAATCTATTTTAGTTACATCTTCTTGGAATAAAAATGACGATATTTTTCCCAAAGAAGAAGTTTGGGCAGCTAAAGATACTCCAGAGGACAAACCAACAAATTTAGAACATGATGAAAACACTATTATAGGCCATATTGTTTCTAATTGGTCAATTACAGATGACGGAATACTTATAGACAATAATACCGATGTGGATAATTTACCAGATCGATTTCATATTGTCACAGGCTCAGTAATTTACAAAGCATATACAAATCCAGAATTAAAAAATAGAACAGCTAAATTAATAGCTGAAATTGAAAACGGAACAAAATATGTTAGTATGGAATGTATGTTTAAGGGTTTTGATTATGGATTAATTAATGAGGCTACTGGAGAATATAAGATATTATCTAGATCTGATGAGACATCATTTTTAACAAAACATCTTAGAGCATATGGTGGAAGTGGTAAATATGAAAACCATAATATAGGTAGAGTATTGAGAAATATTACTTTTTCTGGTAAAGGCTATGTTGACAAACCAGCCAATCCGGATAGTATAATATTTAACAAGGAAAATTTTACCAGTTTATCAACAACAAAAAATAGCGAAAAAAGTTTTTCGGGTGTATCAGAAAAGAGTACAAATCCTATGGAGGCTAATAATATGAGTTTAGAAAAAGAAGTAGCAGAATTAAAAGAAAAGGTAGAGGCCATGACAGACTGCGCCTCAGCTACCAAGGAAGCTTATGCTCAAATTATTGAGCTAAAAGAAACAGTAGCTTCTTTACAATCAGAACTTGAAACCAAGTCCACTGAGTTAGTAAATACAAAATCTTCAATCGACGAATTAGTTGCTCAAACAGAAGCCGCTAAAAAGATGAGCGAAGAAGAAATGATGAAAAAAGAAGAAGAAATGAAGAAGGCCAAATCGGAACTCGATTCTGCTCTAGAGGCGATTGCTGCTTACAAGGGTAAAGAAGAAGAGATGATGAAGAAAGAAAAGAAAATGAAAAGAATGGCTTCTTTACTCGAAAAAGGTCTAGATCAAGAAGTTGCTTCGTCAGCCGTTGATCAATTTGAATCCTTAGAAGACGTTGCTTTTGATGCTATGGTAGAACTAGTCAGTAATGCGGCTAAAAAGGTTAAAATGCCAGAAGTCAAAAAACCAAAAGCTTCTGAAACAGAAGTTGAGGAAATTCTTGATAACGTAGAACCAAATGATGATCTTGATCTCAGTGCTGGTAGCGACACCCAAGAAAGTGTTAACACCACCCGTGCTGCATTAGTTGATTTTGTATGCGCTAGACTAGGTAAAAAACTTAATAAGGGAGAATAATAATATGGCTCTTAAATCAGATCGTATCGAACTTTTAACTGATATCTCTTTCTTCATGACAACAACTGCTGAAAGAGGCGGTGTTGTTAGTGCAGTAACAAGTGGTTCAGGCGTTTCAATGGACGACGCTAGTGCTGTAGTAGCTTATGCTGCTGCTGCTTCTGGCGCTAAACCATTAGGCGTTTTACTAAATGATGTTGTTAATCTTGATCTTACAAGACAACACATTAACTGGCACAAAGATGAAGTGCAAGTTGGTGGTAAAGTAACACTATTACGCAATGGTCAGGTAACAACAAACCGTCTCGTATCTGGCATTACTCCAACAGCGGGTACTCCAGCATATGTTGGTGCTAGTGGTCTAATTGGTACAAGTAGTACAAATGCTGTTCAGATCGGTTCGTTCTTAAGTAGTAAGGACACCGATGGTTATGCCAAAGTATCCGTAAACATCGCTTAATTAAGGGAGAAAAAAAATATGACTAAGGCTTTTGAACCAACACCAGAACTTACCGATCTTCTAGTTCGTTCTGGCTCATTAAATAAAGAAGAGGCACTAGGTGCTAATGCAGAATTTGCAAAAGCTCTAGAACTTCCACTTCGTCAAGGCATTCTAAATGGCGATATTCTAGACGGCATCTTTGAGCCAATCACACTTGCCCAAAGTGCTACTCCAGAATTCCCACTAGATTTCCTTGCTCCAGGTACTGAAAAGGACTTTGTGGCTTACACAATTCCTAATCACGGTTATATTCCAGAGCGTCACGTTGAAGGCGATTATGTCATGGTTCCAACCTATGACATCGGCGCTTCAATCGACTACCTCTTAAAGTATGCTCGTGATGCTCGCTGGGACGTTGTTGGTCGTGCTATGGAAGTTATGGAAGCCCAATTCGTCAAGAAGATGAATGACGATGGCTGGCATACACTTCTCGCTGCTGGTGTTGATCGTAATATCGTAGTATTCGATAGCGATGCTGCTGCTGGTCAATTTACAAAACGCCTAGTAAGTCTAATGAAGACTGTTATGCGTAGAAATGGCGGCGGTAACAGTGCCAGTAATAATCGTGGTATGTTAACTGATCTTTATGTCTCTCCAGAAGCTATGGAAGACATTCGTAATTGGGGTGTTGATCAAGTTGATGAAGTAACTCGTAGAGAAATCTATGTTGCTGCTGATGGCACACTTAATAGAGTTTTCGGCGTGAATCTTCATGATCTTGATGAACTTGGCGAAAGTCAAGAATATCAACTATTCTATACCAATGTTCTTAATGGCACATTAGCCGCTAGTGACGTTGAATTAGTTGTTGGCCTTGATATGCGCAAGAGAGATAGTTTCATAATGCCAGTTCGTCAAGAAGTTCAGATTTTCGAAGACGATACTCTACATCGTCAAAAGAGAGCTGGTTTCTATGGCTGGGCAGAACAGGGCTTTGCTGTTCTTGATAACAGACGTGTCCTACTAGGCTCTCTCTGATTACTATAAGTTAATAACTTAAATATCAAACAATTAAGCCGCTCTTTACTGGGCGGCTTTTTTGTTTATTAGGTGTATAGTGTTTATATACAACAAAATCTGAGGATATAATATGTCATGGCAAACAGAGTTGACCGCAATGGTCAGAACTTTAATTAACGATGCCACAAAACCATATCAATTTAGTGATAATAGAATAGTACAAACAATATTAGTCGCTGGTAAATACATACAATTTGATGTTGATTTTGATAATCAATATACAATAGATGTTACAAATCTTACCATGTCGCCCGACCCTACTCAAATTAATGATCAATTTTTTATAATATTATTATCTCTAAAAGCTTCTTGCTTAGTGGACCAGGGAACTTTAAGATCAAAAGCCGCCACAGAAGGAGTTAGGGCTGCTCTAGGGCCTGCTAGTTTAAGTGTTGGTGGAGCCGCTGCTGGTTGGGAGATGATTTTAAAACACGGTCCATGCAAGCTTTATAGAGATCTAGCAGAATATTGGGATGTTTCTAATGCTAGTGCTATTGCTGCTATTCTTGGACCATTTAGTGGTAATAAATTTGATCCAGAATTTCAACATGAGAGAAGCAAAAACAGTGATCGTAGTGGCTTTTATCCGTAAACTAGAGGTATAAACTATGCCAGCAGGAACTTATAATTTTACTATAGAACAAGGGGCCTCTTTTGGTCTTAGCTTAACATATGCGGATTCTAGTGGAGTGCCAATAAATCTATCCGGATTCCAGTGTGCTAGAATGCAGTGGAACGCAAATAATAATAATACATATCAATTTACTACTACTAATACAAATAGTGGTTTATATTTATTTGAATTTGGATCACCATTAAGTAGTGGTATTATTAATTTTAAATTACCAGCTAGTATCACAGCAGGATACGACTTCACATCGGCTAATTATGATATGGAATTAGAATCTTATGCTGTATTTTATAGTGGCGGAGGTCCGCAAGTTATAAGATTATTACAAGGCACAATTACTGTAGAACCTGAGATTACGAAAATTAGCTGTGCTGGTGTTTAATGAGCACTATTACGATAGTAACGCTTAATGGTGAAACATACACCATAAATGTTGATCAACCGAACTCAAATAATCTTGAGGTCACAGAAGGTGTTGGATCAACTAATAATGTGTCTGTTTCTGAACTTGGCTCTGAAAGCCAAAATATATCATTAGATGATGCTGAAATTAATGTTGTTACTATACAACCAACAGAATCATCAACAATATCTGTTGCTACTACGGAAATATCTAATTCTGTAGTAACAATTAACGAAGGACAACAAGGTCCTCCTGGAGCGGGCGCTCAAGGCATACAAGGCATACAGGGTCCTCAAGGAACAACTGGAATACAAGGATTTTATGGTATTCAAGGAACTCAAGGAGTTCAAGGTCGTCAAGGGACTCAGGGAATCCAGGGGACTCAAGGAACTCAAGGAATTCAAGGAATTCAAGGGGTCCAAGGAACTCAAGGAGTACAAGGAAACCAAGGAACACAAGGTACTCAAGGTGTACAAGGCTCTCTTGGCATACAAGGTATCCAGGGAATACAAGGTGTTCAAGGAAATCAAGGAACTACAGGCATACAAGGGTTAGTTGGTAACCAAGGAACACAAGGAATCCAAGGAGCTCAAGGAATTCAGGGCAATACTGGTACTCAAGGATCTGTTGGAATTCAAGGAACACAAGGCGTTCAAGGCGTTCAAGGCAATCAAGGCACTCAGGGCTTATTAGGCATACAGGGAAATCAGGGTATACAAGGTGTTCAAGGAACTCAGGGTACTCAAGGCATACAGGGCAACACTGGCGCCCAAGGATCTAATGGTACACAAGGTACTCAAGGTACCCAAGGAACTCAGGGGATCCAGGGTGTTACTGGAAGCCAAGGAAACACTGGTAGTCAAGGCTCTCAAGGATTACAGGGTAGTCAAGGTACTCAAGGAACAATTGGAAGCCAAGGAAGTCAAGGAACTCAAGGTAGCGTAGGCAATCAGGGTACTCAGGGAATCCAAGGCACCACTGGCTCTCAGGGATCTGTGGGAAGCCAAGGGAGTGTTGGATCTCAAGGCTCTCAAGGAACACAGGGAATACAAGGAGAGCAAGGCATTCAGGGACAGACAGGTATCCAAGGCAGTCAAGGTGCTCAAGGAACACAAGGAGTACAAGGAACTATAGGAGCACAAGGACAGATTGGTTCTCAAGGAACCCAGGGTCTGCAAGGAACTCAAGGAATCCAGGGTATACAAGGAACTATTGGCAGTCAGGGCTTAGATGGCATACAAGGAAGTCAAGGAGTTCAAGGTATACAAGGAGGCATTCCGTCTATAACTAATTATGCAGATAATAGGATATTAACTAGTGATGGAACCACAACTGGCGTTAATGCCGAAACCAATCTTACGTTTAATGGTTCTCTATTAGCTATTAGCGGAAATCTTGTTGCTAATACTGGCAATTTAGATGTTTTATATTTTAATACCAATATAGAACCAACACTATTACAAGGACAAATGGCTTGGAATGATACTGAGGGCACTGTTGATATAGCTCTAACAGATACTGCTATTATAAATCTTGGTGAACATGAAATGTTTAGAGTTAGAAACGAGACAGGTGGCGTTCTATACAAAGGTCAGGCCGTTATGGCTAGTGGAGTTCACGCTAATGGTATTATAGAGCCAAGCTTATATACCGCTAATGGTAGTGTCAGAGAAGTAAGATTTATGGGGCTGGTTTATGAAAACATAAATGATAATAATAATGGTTACGTTATTCATTTTGGTCATGTAAATAATATTGATACTCGTGGAAATGTTGTTAGCAATATTGCTGTGGGCGATGAAACATGGGCTAATGGAGATATATTGTATGTGCATCCAACCGTAGCGGGTAAACTCACTAAGAACGAACCCAAACATAGTATCTCCGCCGCCATAATTCTTGATGCTGCTAATAATGGTAAAATATTTGTAAGACCCATAAGTTATGGTCATTTAAATGATAATCATGATGTGGCTGTTAGTGGTGCTACTAATGGTCAATTTTTACAATACAATTCTGCTACAGACTATTGGGTTCCTAGTAGTAGTGGAAACTTTACTACATTATTAGTTAATGGTATCGGAGTTAGCATTAGTGGTCATACACACACAGCCTCTCAGATAACAGATTTTAATGAGGCCATAGACGATAGGATTGGTAGCGGATTGTTTGTTGCTGGAACTGGTATCAATCTAAATTACAATGATGCTGGAAATATTTTCACGGTTAGCGTTACTGGTCTAGTTAATAACCCAACCAATAATAGAATATTGACTAGTAGAGACAACACAACCACAGGTATTGATGCTGAAAGCAACGCTACGTTTGATGGAACCACATTAGCTGTTAGCGGGGTATTAATAGTTGATAAAGTTAAAATAGATAATAACGTTATATTTGCAGAAACACCAACAAACAATAAACACTATTTAGGTATTAATGTTGATCAACTCTTTATTGACACGTCGGAATATTCTGCTGCTGCTGGTAGTGGAGGAGTAACAATATTTGGAACTAATAATCCAACATTAATAATTACAAATGAAACAGCCGAAGACTATCCTACAGAAATTAAATTAAGAAGCGCTGGTGGATCATCCAATAAATTAATTATAGGTTCTTATAATACCGAAAATTATAATGGAAATGGTCCTTCAGCTAATGTTAATGAAATTTACTCTTTAGCCGATTATGATCTAAGTATTCTTGCTGAGAGCGGTAGTTTAAATCTTAATGCTTTTAATAATAGCGTTAATATCGGACCAATATTAAATGTTGATAATTTAAGAATAGATGGAAATACTATTAGTTCCACTAATACTGATGGTAACATTATTATAACTCCAAGTGGTAGCGGAGCATTACAAAGAGATAGTGGTGGAAATACCAGAGGTTCCTATGCTGTTGACTGGCAGACAGAGAGATTTAATAATAATCAAGTAGCTTCTGGGCCATGGAGTGTTATAGGTGGAGGAACATACAACAGAGCGGCTGGACAAGAGAATGTTATAGCGGGTGGAAATAGCAACTATACGGATGGCCTTGTTTCTGTTATAGCTGGTGGAACAACAAATAAAGCTTTAGGAGCTTATTCTGCTGTTGTTGGCGGAGATAGAAATAGTGTTAGTGGAGACTACTCTTTTATAGGAGCAGGATCTCTTAATAATATTAGTGGAAATTTTAGTTCAATAATTGGAGGAGAATATAATAATGATGGAGGATATAATAATGTATTTATTTTAGGTAGTAATCTTACCGGAGTACAACCAGACACAACATACACACAAAATCTAATTGCTGCTGGTAGTGGCAAATTTACAAATCTTTATGTTAACACTACTCCTGTTAGCGTTAGTGGACATACCCACATAGCATCACAAATAACAGACTTTAATGAGGCTGTTGATGACCGCATAGGATCAGGATTATTTGCGGCCGGAACTGGTATTAATTTAAATTATAATGATGGTAGCAACAGCTTCGCTGTCAGTGTCACAGGACTCATAAGCAATCCTGCAAACAATAGAATATTAACTAGTAGAGACAGCACAACCACTGGCATTGATGCTGAAACTAATGCTACTTTTGATGGAACCACACTAGCAGTTAGCGGAGCCGTAACTGTTGATAATCTAAGACTAGACGGTAATACTATTAGTAGCACAAACTCTAATGGTAGTATTATTATACAACCAAGTGGTACTGGAGCATTACAGCGTGATAGTGGCGGAAACGCTAGGGGAGAATATGCTGTTGATTGGCAAACTGTGCGATCTAGCGGCACCATGGTGGCTGGTGGAAATTATAGTGTTATTGGCGGGGGATATAACAACACCAGCAGCAACAACTACAGCACCGTGGGCGGGGGAAGTAGCAACACCAGCAGCGGAAACAAAAGCACAGTTGGCGGGGGGTATGAAAACACCAGCA